GGCCTCAAGTGGAATCCTCCGGACCCGGCCCAACAGGTCTCCAACCCCGTGCATCTTTCGCATGATTTCCGATGCGAAGTCAGTCTGCACCAGGAACCCGCCGTCAGAGTCGATGGCGATTCCAGCGCCCAGAGCGTCGGCCATGAACCGTTGTTCGTGGAACGCAGCCACAGATATGAGCCGTTCCCTAGCGTCTATGTCACCCCTGGCCGCCAAAGCCATATCCTGCATCTGGTGACCCAAGCTAGCGTAAGGTCCGCCGCTAGGAGTGTTGGGGTTGACCCTCGCTTGGCCCGGTTCTGGAGCCGGGATGGTAAACACCTGTGGGATAGGGCTGGTAGCCACTAGGCGTTCCCTCTCCCGCTGGTCATCCATGGCCTTGATGCTCACGTTCAAGGTCGCCAACTTGGCGTTGATCTCGTTGTCCCTTTCCGTTTCCTCGTCAGTCAGAACCCCGTCCCGATCCATCGCTTCATCGATGGTTTTCCCGGCCTCTGCTACGAGGTCGGCCCGTTCCTGGACTAGCTCCTGGTATTTGTTGGCCATCTCTAGTCTCCTTTTTGGGTTTGCCCGACATGCAAAAAAGCCGCCGGGCAGGTCATCGGTTTCCCGAAATGACTGCCTGGCGGCTTTGTCCAATCCTTGGGGACTGGAATCGTCCGCGCATCCGTGGGTTAAGCTACCTTGGGGCAGCGCCCCCACAGACCTTATGTATGATTTACTGCAAGGTTATGATAACAGACCCGATTAGGGCCGTGTCAACTCTTTGAGGGCCAACCGCCGTTTGCGGAGGTCGAGGTCCTGCCGTAATGAGTCCGTCCCCTCGATCATATCCTCTTCGGCCACCGTATCGTTGACATCCGTAGCCATGTTCGTAACTACAGCAGACGGGTCGTCAGCCAGAATATGATATTCAGTTATCTGAGCGAACCCCGATGTATACTCGGCCCTTGGTCCGGGCCGTGCCGCCCGCTGGATCGCCGTATTCATAGTCCCTATCCGGTCGGCCATGCCGGTGCTGACCGCCTCTTTAGCTCCCACCATGCCACCTTCACCAAAGCCGCTCCGGACGTTGCTTGGGGTGGTACTCCGGCCTTTGGCGACCGCTCCCACGAACGTCCCATACAACTCATCAGCACGGGCCTGGAGGTCTGCTGTCGCCCGGTCAGACAACGGAGCGAACGGGCTTAGATCAGCCTTTTTCTTCCCGGCGCTGATGATGGTAGTTTTGACCCCTTCATTCTCCGCTTGGACGGAAATGTCCTGATGGGCGGTAATTACCCCGATGGACCCCACCTCCCCACTGGGAGTCACAATGATCTCATCCGCCGCCGTCGCTATCCAGTAAGCCGCTGAAGCCGCCATGCTGTTGGCAAAAGCGATGACCGGCTTGGTCCCTCTGGATGCCATGATAGTATTCCAAAGCTCCTGAACACCAGCGACCGCCCCACCAGGGGAATCGATGTCGATAACAATTCCGCTGATGGCCGGGTCGGCTATGGCCGCGCCAAAGGCATCCCCAAATTGCAGGGTCGAAGTGCCGCCGGACATGTCGGACATCATGCTGGCCCGATGGGAGATCACCCCATAGAGGGGCAAGACAGCGATGGCCCCAGCTTGGTGCCTCCCCCGCCGCTCTGAATGTTCAGCCGCTTCCAACCGGGCCTGGATTTCCGCTTGTGAGAGTGTGTTCCCCTCCGCCCGGAACCGGATCAATTCCAGGATAATCGAGTACACCGAGGGGAGTATCGCCCACGGCTGGTGGTAGACTTGGCTCACTATCAACGGGTATTTCATCTGTTCCATTTTGTCCATCCTCGGTTACGATTTCAGCGACCCCACCACATAATTCTATGGCCTCCATTAGTTGCGTCCAGATCGGGAGGCCCGTTCGGTTGCTCCACCCCATAAAAACAGCTCTGGCTGCCACAAGCAGGTCCGCCGCATGTTCGTGCATCGGGCACCGCTCAACGTGGGGTCTATCGAAATGCCGCTGTTGGATCACTCGGCACCCACAGGCAGCGTTTATCTCGGCCCGTCGGTTCTCATCCATTCTCTTCCCCCAGCATCAACTCTAGCAAAACCTCGGTGCGGTCGGATACCCAGTTGTCGACAGCACCGACGCCAGATGCCAAAATGGCGTCCCGTTGGTCGTTGGTGTACTCCAGTGCGGCCTCGGGTGCTAATTTGCAATTCGTTACCAAGTCCGCCCGGAAGTCATTATAAAAAGTGGACACCCAGAGATTCCAGTCGTTTGGGTTGTCTGCATACTTGGTCGCCGCATTCCTGACCTGACTGGTCTCCCTCCGCGCCATCCGGCCAGCCGCATCGACCGCTAGTTCGCGGGTCAGGCCGGTGTGCAATGCTCGGGGCGGGCCCGGCATCGAGGGCGGTGCGACCGGTTCATCCAATCCTCCGATGGCGTTCAGATTCTCCAGCGCCCGAATCTCATTCCGGGTCATTATCCCGAGGCGGACCATGATGGCGTAAAACTTGGACCGGGTCTCAGGGTCGCCCCGTAGCAATCCCTCCAGCACGAACTGGGCGAAGAACCTGTCCTTGGCAAGGATAAGGTCCTCGTTGATTTCTTGCTCCCATCGAACCAGCCACGGTTGCATCGTAAAGATCACAAAACCGTGAGTCAGTTGGGATATGCCGGTCCCCCAGGATGTCGATTTTTCTGTGTGCTGCAAGAGGGATAGAGGGACCCCGAACCATGACGCGACTTCCTCCACCTGGTGGGCGCGGGTTTCCAGATGCTGGGCGTCCTCGTTGGTAAGGCCCATGGCCTGCCACTCTAGCCCATCTTCCAGAATGGCAATGCTCTGGGACCCTTGAACCCCTCCATGGCGTTCCTTCCAGTCTGTCTTGAGGCGTTCGTGTCCCTCGGGGCTGAGTCGCCCTGGCATCTTGAGAGTGCCCGCCGGTTGCTGCCCACCGGAGAAAAACTGGTTACCGTAGTTCTCAGCGGCCTTGGTGAGGCCAAAGGAATCCTTCGCCATCGTGATGATGCTCAGGCCCCTAACTCCATCGTCAGACAAGGTGGAGATATGGAACACTTCATCCTGTAAAAATACCTTCCGCTCCCCTACGGGCGGCTGGTATTCGTATATCACGGTTCCATCAGGGGCCAGTTTCGGATTGACCCTATCCGGATGAAGCGGGACCAACTGGTCCGCAAACCCACGAGGGCCAGGGACGATCTCGGCGTATGCGTTCCCCCGTAACAAGACATGACCCATCATCATTTCCCGAAATTGGAAGCTGGTTTGCCGGACGTTGGGCCTGGAATGGATAACGTCAAACAGCGGGTGATTCGGTGCGCGTTCCTTATCCCCGTTGGGTCTCCGTTGAAAGACCATAAGGGGCAGCATAGCCAGGGTGCTTGAGATAATCCGAACGCAAGCGTTGACCGTGGAGATGGCCATGGCCGTCTGGGGAGTAACCCGAACCCCGGACGCTGACTGTGCGCCGACGGCCTGATACCAGTAATCATCGATGGGAGAAAAGGTGGCCGCTTGGGGCTGAGGGGCCAGGAACTTTGTCAGAATAGACAAACGATCCACTCCTATGGTTTATGCCATTGTTTCCAGGTCACCCACCCAATGAAGGTCAATCCTGGGAGGATAAGCGCCGCCGGGTGGTATATCCACCAGAGGCCGACTACTACCGCTGGTAGCGCAATAGCCAACCCGATGTCCTCCAAGTCTACCACGGTCCGCAAATAGCGGGTCAATGCCTGGAGCCTAGCTATCACGACAACACCATCGGCAGAGCTACGGCTTCTAGCCGCTTGGGCGTCATATCGTCAACAACCCCCGTTCCTCGTAAACGCTGTCCCCGTTTTCCTCGACAACGGCCCGGCTCAAGCCGGTCACCAGGGCCGCGATCCCATCGATCCGCTCCGTCGACTTGGCCTTGCTGGGCTTGATGTTCCCTGCCGCGTCCTGTTCCACCACCACGTTGGCCGCGCACCAACGGAGGACCGGGTTGCCAAAGTGGGTTATTTCTTTGGATACGGTCAGTCTCTCTAGTTCTTTGGCCGGGGAAGTAAGGGTTAGGTATCCCTGCCGGACCACCACCATGGGGAGTCCTTCATCCGCCAGGTGATTGACCAACCCTTGGGCGTTGTACGGGTCATATCCAATCTCTTTGATGGCGAACCGTTCAGCAAGGTCTTTGATCTTGGCTTCGATGAAGTCGTAATCAATGACGTTCCCCTCGGTAGCCTCTATCCACCCCTGCCGCTCCCAGACCTCGTAGGGAACCCGGTCCCGTTTGGATCGCTGGTCGATACTTTCCTCCGGGACCCAGAACCACGCCAGGCAAGCGAAGCCCGCCGGCCTCGGGAATACCAGGACGAAGGACGAAATATCCGTTGTGGTCGAAAGGTCCAATCCACCCCAGCAAGGTTGTCCCTCTAGGTCTGCCGGGTCTATGTCCTCCCCACTTTCGTCCCATGCCTCGACGTTGAGCCAGCGGGAGAACGATTCTGTCCACTGGTTTAACTGGAGCCTCCGAAAGGTATTGACGTAACCGGGTGTTTCCTGCGCCCTCTTACACTCGGCCCGGATGTAGTCCCTTTTGACCGTCTGGTCGAGACTGGGGTTAGCTGCCGCCCAAACCGACTCGTCAGACCAATCGGCATTATCCGGCGCTGAGAAGATCACCGGCAGAAACTCCGGGTCGTCTATGACCCCTTCCAGAACCTTGACAGCATAGTCGTGTTGTTCGTAGCAGATGGAGTTCCGGTCGAACCCCGCCGTCGTAATGGCGAAGGTCACCGGCTGCCGCCGCGCCCCTACGGAAGTCGTCAAGACATCCCAAAGGGCTCGGTTGGGCTGAGTGTGGAGTTCGTCGAATATGATCCCGTGGGCGTTCAACCCGTGCTTGGTCCCCACGTCCGAAGATAGCACCTTGTAGCTGGACCGGGTTTTCTCTATTACGATCGATCGGCGATACACCCGTCCGCGGCGCAACAGGTCCGGACTTTCCTCGACCATGCTGCTGGCAGCCTCGAATACAATGGCGGCCTGGTCCCGGTCGGATGCTGCGCTGTAGACCTCCGCCCCCGGTTCATCATCCGAGTAGGTCAAGTATAGACCCACCCCGGCGGCCAATTGAGACTTGCCGTTCTTCCTGGGGACCTCCACGTAAACCCGTCGATACTTTCGGGATCCATCCTCGCGCTTCCAACCGAACAGAGGCCGGATCACCGCGTCAGCCTGCCAGGGCAAGAGATGGAATGGCTGACCCGCGTGTTCGCCCTTAACGTGTTTCAGGAACCGTGGGAAGAACTCCACGGCCCGCTCGGCGGCTTCCTCGTCATAGTAGAAATCAGGCATCAGCCCTCACTCTTTTGGTCCCACCACACATATAGC